GTGCTCGATATTGATTCAAAGGCTGTTGATTATCAGGCGATCCGCTTCTGGATCGATATCGGCATGCTGGCGTGGGCGTTCATGGTCTCCGGCTTTGTGATCTGGGATCGGCGCAACAAGGTGACGCAGGAAGAGATTCAGACGCTGAAGCACGAGGTGGCGAAAGAGCTGGCCGACATGCGCATGAACCTTGATGTGCGGAGACAGCACATCGACGAGGCGCTGGCGCACGTGCGTGCGCGGCAGGCGGACACGCCGACCCGCAGTGACCTGGCGCAGCTGTACACGGCGATCAACGAGGTATCGAGCGTATCGATCGAGCTGCGCGGGACGGTGCATGCGCTGCAGAACACGATGCAAATGATCAACCAGCACCTGCTGGACAAGTGAGGGGGTCGGGGATGAATTTTTCCGAGCATGTACGCGAGGAGGCACGACTCAAGACGCTGGTCTGCTTGTCGCAAGCGCCGCAATCGACAGCGGCCGACGTGCTGCTGCACAAGGCGCTGCAGGACGACGGCGTCTACGTGGCCATGGCCTCTCTGCGGGTCGAGCTGGCCTGGCTGAACGAGCAGGGGTTTGTGGTGACGCAGCGCCCTGGCGGCGCCTCGGGGGTGACCATCGCGACGCTGACCGAGCGCGGGCTGGATGTGGCGCAGGGGCTGAGCTTTCCGCCCGGGGTCGCGCGGCCGCGGCCGGGGGCCTGAGATGCCGGCGCGCTCTGCGGTCGGGCAGCTTCCGGAGGAGATTCGCGACGAGCTGAATCGTCGCTTGGTGGAATCCGGATTTGCCGGCTATGCGGATTTGGCGGCGTGGCTGCGCGACCAGGGCTACCAGGTGAGCAAGAGCGCGGTGCATCGGCACGGCTCGGAGCTGGAGCGGCAATTCGACGAGGCCATGGCGGATGTGCGCCGCACGCGCGCGCTAGCCAAGGCGTGCAAGGACGAGGGCGACGAGGGCGATGTGCTGACGGCGACGAGCGGAATCCTGCAGGAGCAGCTGTTGCGCATTTCTATTGCGCTGCGCCAGGCGGATACAGACCCGGCGGAAGCGGCGAGGTCAATCTCGGTGGTGGCGCGCGCCCATGCCGACGTGGGGCGGATGCAGGTGGCCCTGCAGAAGTGGCAGGAGACGATGCGCGAGAAGGCTGCGACGGCAGCCGATGCGGTCGAGAAGGTGGCGCGGCGCGGCGGGCTGACGGCGGAGTCGGTGGATTTGATCCGGCGCGAGATTCTCGGGATCACCGGCTGATGGCGATTACCCGCACCAGCGCGCTGTGGACGCCGGAGAACGCGCGGGTGCCGGCGGTTCTGCTGCCGTACCAGCGGGAGTGGGTCGCCGACAAGTCCGGCGTGGCGCTGTGGGAGAAATCGCGGCGCATCGGCGCGAGCTGGTGTGATGCATCCGAGGCGGTGCTCTCTGCGGCCCCTGAGAAGGGCGGCATGGATGCGCTGTACATCGGCTATAGCGAGGACATGACCCGCGGCTATATCGACGACTGCGCGATGTGGGCGAAGGCGTTTGCGTACGCCGTCAGCTGGGTCGGCGAAACGCTTTACAACGAAGACGGGAACGACATCAAGGCGTTCCGTATCGATTTCGCGTCAGGCAACAAGATTCTGGCGCTGTCCAGCCGGCCGCGGTCGATCCGCGGCAAGCAGGGCCGGGTGACGATCGACGAGGCGGCGTTCCATGATGATTTGCCGGGGCTGATGAAGGCGGCGCTGGCGATGCTGATCTGGGGCGGAAAGGTGCGCTTGCTCAGCTCGCACAACGGCACGACAAACCCGTTCAACGAGCTGGTGGAGCAGGTGCGCGCGGGTCGGCTGGGCTACTCGCTGCACCGCACGACTTTTCAGGATGCGGTGGCGCAGGGGCTGTATGAGCGGGTGGCGTTGATCCAGGGCGCTCGACTGGTCGACAAGACCGAAGAGGCGTGGGTCGGCAAGATTTATGCGATGTACGGCGACACGGCGGCGGAGGAGCTGGACGTAATCCCGAGCGAGGGCGGCGGCGTGTACCTGGCGATGGCGCTGATCGAATCGCGCATGCAGGCGGAAACGCCGGTGGTTCGCATGCGCTGGGATGCAGCTTTCCAGCTGCTGCCGGAGCCGGTCCGCCGGCTGGAGGTGGCGGCGTGGTGCCGCGAGGAGCTGCTGCCGATTCTGGAGGGTCTGGACAAGGAACGGGCGCACGGCTACGGGCTGGACTTTGCCCGCGTGGGCGACCTGACGGTGATGCCGATCATTGAGGAAGGGCAAGACCTGGTGCAACGCTGCCGGCTATCCGTCGAGCTGGGCAATTGCCCGTTCAAGCAGCAGGAGCAGGTGCTGGAGTTCGTGGTGGATCGGCTGCCGCGGTTTCGCCGCGGCTCGCATGATGCGGGCGGCAACGGCGCGGCATTGGCTGAATTTGCGGCGGACAAGTACGGGGGCCATCGGATCGACCAGATCAAGCTTTCCGAGGCGTTCTACCTGACGGAAATGCCGCGTTTCAAGGCGGCGTTCGAGGATGGAACGATCGACGAGCTGCCGCGCGACGAGCAGTGCAGAGATGACCTGCGGGCGATCCGGCGCATCAACGGGGTTCCCAAGCTGCCGCACGTGGCGACGCAGCGTGCGGGTGGCGGTGGCGATGGCCAGGCAGCAAAGCAGCAGCGGCACGGCGACTTCGCGATTGGGCTGTTCCTGGCCAACTATGCGCTGCGCCAGGAGGGATTGCCGGGGAATTGCATGGGCTTTGAGTCGGTGGCGCGGCGATCGATTGGCAGTGCGGGGGGCCGGATGGCCGACAACGACTTCGAGGAGGCCGGGCGGCAAGCGTCACGGCGCATGCTATGAGCACGATTCTTGACCAGTATGGGAAGGCAATCGACCGCGGTTCGCTGCGCGAGCCGCAGACGGCGTCGATCCGTGCGCTGGAAAACCAGTACCTGACGCCGATGCTAGACGGGCTGTCTCCGGCGCGCTTGTCGTCGGCGCTGCGTGCGGCGGACAACGGCGATTTGATCAGCCAGCACCGGCTTTTCGCGGACATGGAGGAGCGCGACGCGCACCTCTATGCGGAGATGGGCAAGCGCAAGATGGGCTTGCTCAATCTGGATTGGGATATCGTTCCGCCACGCAATGCGACGGCGGCCGAAAAGGCGTCGGCGGAGTGGGCGAAAGAGGTGATCGGCGACGGGGTCGATGATTTCGAGGATCTGATTCTGGCCTGCATGGACGGCGTCGGGCACGGATTTTCGGGAATCGAGCTGGAGTGGCGCAAGGAAGGCAAGGAGCTGCTGCCGGAGTTCTTCCCGAGGCCGCAGGAGTGGTTCCAGCTGTCGCAGGATCGCAAGGCGCTGCGCCTGCGCGACGGCAGCGCGGACGGGGCAGAGCTGACGCCATTCGGCTGGATTTTTCACGAGCACGGCAAGGCCAAGACCGGCTATATCGCGCGGCTCGGTCTGTATCGGGTGCTGTCGTGGCCATTCTTGTACAAGGCCTACGGGATCGGCGATTTCGCTGAATTTCTCGAGACATTCGGCTTGCCCTTTGTGGTGGGCAAGTACGCGGCCGGGGCGACGGACGCGGAAAAGGCGAGCCTTATGCGCGCGGTCACGGCGCTCGGGCACGACGCGCGGGCGATCATGCCGGCGGACATGGTGCTGGAAATCACCAAGATTGCGGGCGGTAGCGGCAGTGGCGGCGGCTCGCATCTGGACATGGTGGCGTGGGCGGACAAGTCGCAGAGCAAGTGCATCCTGGGCGGCACGCTGACCAGCCAGGCGGACGGCAAGAGCAGCACCAACGCACTGGGGAATGTGCACCAGGAGGTGCGCCACGACATCATCGAGGCGGACGCTCGGCAGGTGGCTGGAACGCTGACGCGGCACCTGGTGTATCCGCTGATCGCGCTCAATCGGGGGGGCGTTGATAGCCTGCGCCGCTGCCCGCGGATGGAGTTCGACACCGGCGTTCCGGAAGATTTGGTGGCCTATGCGGACGCGCTGCAGAAGCTGTCGCCGCTGTTCAATATTCCGGCCTCCTGGGTGCGCGAGCGCCTGCATATCCCCGAGGCGGAGGAAGGCGAGGAGGTGCTCGGCGGGAAGTCTGCGGTGGCTGACAAGCTTCCAGCGGGCAATGGAGTCGGCGCCAATGGAGGGCAGGATATCCCGGTGCCGGAGGCAAAAGGCGCGGCGGCATTGGCAGCGCTGGCGGCCGGCGCGGTGGGGCCGCGCGCTGCAAGATCATTGCGCGGTGCGCAAGAGGCAATCGACACGGCGCTGATTGCAAATGTCGACTGGCCAATGCTCACGGCGCCTGTTTTCAAGCCGCTGCTCGATGCGCTGAGCGCGGGCATGGATCCGGAGGCCATCCTCAGCAGCATGGCTGACTGGTACCCGGCGATGAACGACGACCAGCTTGTCGAGCTGCTGGCGAGGGCTATTTTTGTGGCGGATGCGTGGGGCAGGCTGTCGGCAGACGAGCAGCAGCCGGCGATCGATACGGCGGCATAGATGAAACCGATTCTGGATAAGGTGGTTATTGGCAATGCCACGCTGTATCTCGGCGATGCGCTGATTGTGCTGCCGCAGCTGGACGTGGCCGCGGATGCGCTTATCGCTGATCCGCCGTATAGCAGCGGCGGGGCGGTGCGTGGCGATCGGATGCAATCGACGGTGTCGAAGTACGTGCAGCATGATGCCAAGGGCGCGGCGCATAACCAGGAATTCAGCGGCGACAATCGCGACGCGAGAAGCTTCAAATACTGGCTGTCGCTGGTGTTTCTTCTGGCTCGTGAGCAGCTGCGGCCGGGCGCCTACGCGCTGTGCTTTTCGGATTGGCGGCAGCTGCCTCTGGCGACCGATGCGTTCCAGGCGGGCGGCCTCCTCTGGCGGGGAGTGATCCCCTGGGACAAGACAGAGTCGAGCCGCGGGCCACATACGGGCTATTTTCGGCACCAGTGCGAGTACGTCGTCTGGGGCAGCAATGGACCGCTGGCGAAGAGCACGTACGGCGGGCCGTGGGCAGGCTGCTATCGAGAGCGCGTCAATCCGGCGAAAAAGCTGCACATGACCGGCAAGCCGGTGGAGCTGATGACCAAGCTGATGCAGTGCGTGCCGCTGGGCGGGCTGATCATCGACCCGTGCATGGGATCGGCGAGCACGGGGGTCGCGGCGCTGGAGGGCGGCTATTCGTTTATCGGCATCGAGAACACCAGGCGGCATTTCGACGTGGCCTGCGAGCGGCTGGAGAAGATCCAGCGCGGGCTTGAGGCAGCCTGATTCGCGATGCCAATCGAGCTGTCCGCCCTCTTCGATCTGCCGCCTGCCGATGCGGTCGCGGCCTTCGAGGCCAAGGGCTACGCAATTTCCTGGAACTGGCACGAGACCTGGAAAGAGGCGCACGCGAAGGCGTTCACGGTGGCGAAGCTGGCGCGCATGGACGTGTTGCAGGATATCCGCGAGGGCGTCGAACAGGCGCTCAAGCGTGGCGAGACGCAGCGCTGGTTTGACCGCGACATGACCGCCCTGCTGCAGCGCAAAGGCTGGTGGGGCCGCAAGATTGTGGTGGGCTCTGACGGCCAGGCAGAGGTGGTGCAGGAGGGTAGCCCGCGCCGGCTGCAGACCATCTTCCGCACCAACGTGCAAACGGCGTACGCGGCAGGGCGCTGGAAGCGCTTTTCTGACAATGCCGACGCACGCCCCTATCTGCAGTATGTGGCGGTGATGGATGGCCGCACCCGCCCGGCGCACGGGCGGCTGAATGGCAAGGTTTTCCCGATCGATAGCCCGATCTGGAAGGTGATCGGCCCGCCAAACGGGTTCAACTGCCGGTGCGCGGTGCGCGCGCTGTCGGCGGCCGATCTTGAGCGCCGCGGCCTGCGGGTCGAGCCGGATGCCCGCGTGGTCGAGCGCGCGGTGCCGGTGGGCGGCCTGGTCGATCAACGAAGCGGAGAAATCAACCCGGAAAAGCTGATCCAGCGCGGCGTCTCGGTGCCCGACCCTGCCTATCCTGGCAAGCGGATGACGCTGTGGTCCGATGTGGGATGGGATTACAACCCGGGCGCGGCTGGGGCTGCTCAGATCGGCGGCCTGGTTGAAACGAAGCTCACAAAGCTCCCCCAAAAACTGGCCGCGGCGGTCCGCAAAGAGCCGATAAAAGCGGCGCCGGCAGTGGCTGAAGCGGGACCGCGGTACTGGGACAGCACCACCGATGCCGGCCGCTGGCACGAGGCCTCGTTCGCCAATGCGCCGACCTGGTTGAAGCAAAAGATCGCGGCGATTGGCGACCCGAAGGCGGTGTTGCAGACGCCAGGAAAGGGCGCGAAATGCGCTTACCAGCAGTATATCGAGATGGGATCGCGCAGCCGCAATACCCAGCGGTCGCAGGCGACCTGGCGGCATGAGTACGGGCATCACCTGGACGGCAACATTGACGGCCAGCGGATGTATGCGAGCGCGAACGATCGATTCTCCGCGGCGCTGGCGGCAGATTCGGCGAACCTTGTTCGGAACTCTGGGCAGGGTCGGGAAGGCCTGGCGACGGGTATTCGGCGGGCGATGATGGAGCAGGCCTATCGCGAGGCCGCTGGCGCTGTCGCGAACAGAGAGGACTGGCACGCGTGGCTCGCTGAGCGCTTCCAAAAGCAGGGGGTGGACTACGCTAGCGCGGTTCAAGCCTTGCGCAAGCACACGGTGTTTGCCAATGCGCTCGAAGGCGATGCGCTGGCGCAACGGATGGCCAGGATTTCAACGGCGTTCGATATCGGTGATGCTCAAGGGCTGATGGACGCGCTGCTTGGCAAGGGTGATTTTCGCGAGGTTAGCGCCTGCGGTGCGATGGGCGTCTGCAGCTCGCTGTCTGATCTGATCGGGAGCGTGACCCGTAACCAGGTCGCCGGCAGGCAGCTGTCTAGCTGGGGGCATAGTTCGGCGTACTATGCCAAGCACCCGTCTCTGCCAGGGGTCGAGGCATGGGCTAATTTGACTTGCCTTCACGGCGAAGGCGGTCTATTTTGGCAACAGGTGGTGGAACACTTTTTGCCCGAGACGAACCGGGCATTTCTGGGGGCGATGGGCTATGAATGACGCGATACGCGACCTGGTCGATCCGCGCAGCGATCGGCTTGAGGAGTACGTAAAGCGCTTCGGCGAATCTCCGCCGCTGCTGTACATGGAGCACCTGAGCGACGTGGAGTTCTCGACGCGTGTGGCTGATGCGATCGACTCCGGCGTGGAGATCACCGACGCGGAGTTCGACGGCGACGCCAGCGAACACACGACGGTCTACTGATAGGGAGCTGACCGGGGATGATCACGATCAGGATCACCGGCGACGACGGAAAGAAGGCGCTAGCCGGCATTTCCTCCAGGATGAGCCACCCGGCGCCGGTGATGCGGGTAATCGCCGGGCTGCTGGAAGATCGCGTCGCCGAGAACTTCGCCACAGAATCCGGCCCGCTCGGTCGGTGGCCTGCGATAAAGCCGCCAAAGAACAAGGCCCGGACGAACCCGAAGATCCTGCAGGATACGGCGCGCCTGAAGTCGAGCATCACTAGCCGCCATGGCGACAACACGGCGGAAATCGGAACCAACGTCGTCTATGCCGCGATTCATCAATTCGGCGGCGAGATCAACATCCCGGCGAGAAGCCAGCAATCGTATTTCAAGCAGGATCGCCGCGGCTCTGTCGGCCGCCTGTTCGTCCGCAAGAGCGCTTCAAACTTCGCCCAGTGGCACACCCGGGGCACGCAAATAATCGAGATGCCGGCACGCCCCTTTCTGCCCTTCGCCAACGGCCAACTGCAAGACGGACTGGAGCGCGATATCCTTTCCGACCTGGCCAGCTTTATCCTCAACAAGCCGCCCAAATAG